GGCATGATGGCAGTTCAGGCTGGTGTGTCGATGGCTGTCATGGCCGCAGGCTCGATGCTGGTCAATGCGATCGTTCCGGCCAAGACCACGAGCGTCGCACAGGGCACGACAAACAGCCCGACTTATTCCCTGTCGGCGAGCGGGAACGTGGCGCGGCTGCTCGAGGCAATTCCTGTTCTGTATGGCCGGATGAACACTACGCCTGATCTGGCCGCAACCCCGTACACCGAGTACCTCGGTAATGATCTGTACGTGTACGAGCTGTTCTGCATCTCGAAAGGTGAGATCGAGATCGAGCAGATCCTGATCGGTACGACGGACATCGGCAATTTCAGCGAGATCGACTATCAGGTCATCGGCCCAAATCAGGCCGTCACGCTTTTCCCCGACAACGTGGTGACGAGTGATGCAGTCAGTGGCATCGAGCTGCAGGCGCCGAACGATAGCGGGGACTGGGTTGGGCCATTTGTTGCCAATCCGGCAGCGAGCGCGGCGAATTTCATCGGGATCGATATCACGCTGCCCTCGGGTTCTTTTTTATGCGGCTGACAATGGATCGCTGCAGAACCTGTCGCTGACGTTTGAGGCGCAGGCGCGGCTGATTGACAATGCCGGCGCTGCGGCAGGCGACTGGATCGAGCTTGATCTGCGTGAGCTCAGCATGGCGACATCCCAGCCGCAGATGATTTCATATCGCTATAGCGTGGCACCGGGCCGGTATGAAGTCCGCATGCGTCGCACGACCAATCTCAACGAGGATACGCGTGCGCAGAACCGCATCCAGTGGGCGGCACTGCGCGCCTATCTGCCGAGCGAGCGGTACTACGGCAATGTGACTTTGCTGGCAATGCGCGCGCGTGCTACGAATTCCCTGAATTCAAGCACCGCACACGACGTACACGTGATCGCGACACGAAAATTGCCGGTGTGGACGGGAAGCGGCTGGAGCGATCCACAACCCACAAGGAGCATTGCGTGGGCCATTGCCGACGCGGTACGGAACGCCGACTACAGCCTCGGTCTGCCGGACAAACGGCTGGATATCGATGCGCTCGAGCGGCTGGACGCCGTCTGGACTTCTCGTGGCGATGAATTCAATGGCGTGTTCGATACGAAGGGTTCATTCTGGGATGCGCTGACGACGATCTGCCGTGCTGGTCGTGCGATCCCGATGTACTTCGGCGGGGTGATCAGCATTGTGAGAGATGAGCTCAAAACGGTGCGCACGGCGATGTACACGCCGCAGAACATCGCGGCCGGATCCTTCGAGGCCGACTATGGATTTTTCAGCGTCGATTCGCCCGACTACGTGACGGTCGAATACATGGATGAGACGACCTGGTCATGGCAGGACGTTGCGTGCATTCCGACGGGCTCGCCTGCTCTCGTCGAAAAGCGGATCCAGATGGTTGGACCGACCAGGCGGGCGCAGGCGTGGCGCGAGGGCATCTATATGGCCTACGCGAACCGCGACCAGCGCAAGACGGTCATGATCACCACCGAGCTGGATGGGCTCATTCCACTTTACGGCGATCTGGTCGGCATCTCACACGATTTGCCGAAGTGGGGCATTTCCGGCGTCGTCGAGGGTTTTGACGGGGTGCGCGTCGACGTAAGCGAGCATCTCGAATGGACGGCCGGCGCACAGCACTACGTCTATTTCGCACAGCGCAACGGAGCGCCCACTGCAGCGCTCAGGGTTGCACAACCGGCTGACGATGCTGACGGTATGTCGATGGTGCTGGTGGATCCGTTGCCGGAGCTTTTCGACTTCAGCGACGGACACTCGGAAGAGCCGACGCGATTTTCGTTTGGACCGGCGCTCGACAGGATCGCGCAGGACGTCCGGCTGATCAAGGCGACGCCGCGCGATGGGCAGGTTGAGCTGACGTTCGTGAACAACGCGGAAAGCCCCCATACGGCTGAAACCGGCATGAGTCCGCCTGCGCCCGTATCGCCGTCGCTTCTGCCCGGCGTGATCCACGCACCGATCATCGCGCAGGTAAGCGCCAATTCGAAGATCACGCCCGGCTATGTCTCGATTACCGCGTCGCCTGCAGCCGGTGCATCGTTGTACGAGTATCAGGGCAGTCTCGATGCTGGCGTGACCTGGGCGCAGCTCGGCACGTCGACGGGCAATGTCCTGACGGTACCTATCGCGCTCGGAGCGTGGGAGTTCCGGGTGCGTGCTTTCGGCGCAAGCGGGTTGCCGGGGCCGTTCGCTACCTGGACCGGCACGGTGGATGAGTTCAGGTATCCGCCGGCACCACCGGTGCTCACACTGCGCGAGCCGTTTGCAGGTAATCAGCTGTCGGTCGAAATCCAGCGCCTGCCGGACGTCGATTATTTCGACGTGAGCGTGGTGGTGGGCGGCGTCATCAGGTACGGCGCAGAAATCACGGCGCAAAACTTCACGTGGACGCTTGATCAGGCGAAGTTCTACGGCGCCGTCGCCGGTACGTTCGACGTGAAGGTGGCGGCCGGCAACATCGCTGGTCTGGGTAATCCCGGCACGATCACCGTCACGAACCAGCCTCCACCCGCACCGACCGTGACCGTAACAGGCGCCGATACCACAGTTACTTTGTCGATGAGTGTGACGGGCTATCCAGACGTCGCTGGATATCGTGTCGCGGATCCGGACGGAGTCATCGTATGCGACAGCACGACCGGAACCTGCATGCTTGACCCGGATGGCGAGACCTATACCGCCTATGCCTATAACTCGTGGGGCAGTGTCTCGGCCGGCACGCCGGTTATTGCTTCGCCGCCGGGTGGTGATAGCGGTCCGGGTGACGGCGGTGGTCCCGCGTAACCAGCTGAAGCACGACATGGAGGCCGCCTGACCGCGGCCTTTTTTATTTCTACCGGGAAACCCACGCATGGCACTTTCCACAATTCAGAAAATTGACCGGCTGTCGGTCGATTGTGACCTCGCGCATCAGGTCGTCCACGGTGCGGCGGATGCCACCGTACAGACCGAGGGCGGCTCAATCCCGACGATGGCGAATGCCGTCGCCACGCTCAAGGCTTACAACGTGCGTGGAGACTGGGTCGCCGGCATGACCCTCGCGATGAAGGATATTGTCGTCGCGGGTGGCGTGACGTACGTTGCGCTGTCGTCGGCGGAGTTCGTCTCGAATGACATTGCTGCGGATCTGGCTGCCGGTCGCATCGGGGTGCATCAGGGCGCAACCGTCGAGGATCTTGCGAACCCCAACAAGGGCGTCAGGATGGTCGCTCACGCCGTCGACGATCGGGATCTGGCGAGTCCGGACGCCGGCAAGGGCGTCGCGATGGTCGCTCATGCTGTCGACGACCGGGTGCTCGCGGGAGACGGCGGGGCGGCGCTCATTGGTTTTCTGGCGGCCGGCGATGGAGCGGTGCGGCAAACGCTCGCGGCGATCCTTAACGAGTCGGTAAGCGTCGCGAGCTTTGAGGCCGATCCGGCTGGTGTCGCGGATTCCACCGCAGCGTTCAAGGCGGCAATTGCACGGGTTACGGCGCTGGTCACTGCACAGGGGAGTCCCTATCCCGCGCCAGTAATTGACGTGCCACCGGGTGTCTACAAGCTGACTGATACGTTGAACCTGATGCCCTGGCACAGGATGCGATCGAAGGGCGTCGTGCTGCTCGACTTTCGCACGCTCGACGTGGCCAAGGACGGCATCGTCCTGCGCAACGAGCAGAAGACCATTCAGATGGGCGATGCGAAGTGGGCGTCGGTGGCGCCCTTTCTTGACGGCGGTGCCGGTTCGATTGTCGTGCTGGGGCCGGGCAAGGCGACGTCGACCGGCTGGGGCGTCCGCGTGGGCAACACGACGATCGAGTCCAGCGATATCCGCGACACGGGTGGGCGCAACGTGATTGTGACCGGCTGGCGTGGCGCCTTGCGCTATGACCCGATCAATCTGTACCTGATCACATGGGAGCGCTGTCGGTTCGAGCAGAACGGCTCGGAGAATCTGTACGTGAGCAGCGCCACACCGGTCGTCAATAGTGGCGAGCGTATGGCGTTCAACGACTGCACGTTCGCTGCGGCAAACAATGCCGTTTATCACAACTGCGACGGCTACAGCTACGAATTCAACGGTTGTTCCTTCGACTACCATGCGACGCCGTTCAGGATCGATGCGCTCGGCCGGTATTCGCGATTTCTTTTCAAGGGCGGCCACTCCGAGGCATTCGACGGCCTATGGTTTGACGCGACGGCGAGCGGCGAGCGTTTGGAATTGACGATGCAGGGGCACGAGATCCTGCCGACGCACTACGTCGATACCTCGGTGATCGCGTCGCCGCGCAAGCTCATCGACGGTAATGCGGCGAACCGGGTCCGTCTGGCGGCGTTTGGTACGTCGCTGAGGTATCTGTGGCGCCCTTATCTGGCGGACACGCCCATCGTGGGCGACAACGTGCTGATTCACGCGCTGGACGGAACGATCCAGGAGGGCTACTACGGTGTGCTTACGCGCTCACGCTCGCTCATTCGCGATTACGATTTTTTAGCGAACGCGATCGGAACAAGCGCTGATGCGCTGACGAACTGGACGCGCGATCCTGGGCTGGTCGACGTCGACGTGCGCGACATCCAGACCACGCCATCGCTCGGGCAGTCGCTGCATCTGCACGGCACGTCTGCCAATTCGACGATCACCGTTCATTCGAACGACAGCATTCCGTGTAAGCCGGGCGAAACGTATTGCGCCGGCTGCGACGTGTTTGCCAACGGCACGACCGGCGATCTCAACGTGCGGGTCTTCATGCGCTGTTACGACACCAGCGGCACGCAGGTCGGCGCCGATCTCGGCGCCACCTACAAGATGGCCGATGCCTACGCCGATCCGGTCTTGCCGAATCGCACAGCGGGTCGTAACCGGGCCATGGGTATCGATCACCGGATCCAGACGATCCCGCCATACGCCACGAGCTTCAAGCTTTATGCCACCGTCTCCAGCTTTACCGGCGACGTCTATATCAAGAATGTCCGCGCATTTCGCGCTTAAAAAGGGGAGTCTCATGTTCCGATCCATTGAGGCCGCAATCATGCGAGCCATCCCGCAGGACAAGTGCCTGCACGTTATCGCCGGTGTGCTGGTGTTTGCCGTCGCGCACCTGGCGACGTGGCAGGTCGGCATCGCGGTCGTGATCCTTGTCGGCATTGCGAAGGAGTTGCTCGACCACTTTACGGGCGGTGACGTGTCCGTGTGGGATGTTGCGGCGACTCTGTCAGGTGGGCTGCTTGGGTTGCTCTGTTTCGCGCGCTAGCTGAATTTCCAAAGAAGTTATCTGGACCGCCGTTGGGCGGTTTTTTTTTTCGGTCCGCTCCGATCGCACATCGGCGCGGCCCTTTTTATTGGGGGCATCGTTTGAACGAGAACCTTAAATATTCCGATCAGGGCATGTCGCTCACGGAGAACGCGGAGACGTTGGTGCTGTTTGCGTACCCGGATCCGGCGTCACCACTCGCGAAGGCGCTGCAGGCTCGCGGACTCTGGCAGAAAACGCTGCAGGGTGCGCCGATCCCCGGCGATCTGCTCGCCCTGAGTGGTGCGCCGTGGACCGGCGGATGGGGGCATACCGGGCTGGACGTGCATTACGGCATGGTCATCACGCGCGATATGGCCGTCGACTGGTTGCGTGCGGATGTCCGCGGTGCGGAGGCCGTGGTCAAGCGCGACGTCAAAGTTGCTTTGAACCAGGAAGAGTACGACGCGCTCGTCGATCTGGTGTTCAACATTGGCAGCGGCAACTTCGAGACCTCAACGCTATTGCGCAAACTGAACGCTTGTGACACCGATGGCGCCATTGCCGAATTCGCCCGCTGGAACAAGGCAGGCGGTGTCGTGCTGGCGGGCCTGGTCAAGCGGCGAGAGGCGGAACGCGTGCTGTTCCAGCTCGGCGCGAATCACGCGAGGGTCGCCGCATGAGAAACGATGCACTCGCCCGGCTCATCTACGCATACATGGCGATCTACATCGCGGTGTCGGCATTTGCCGCGCCGTGCTCGGCAACGTCGGTGATGCTCTCGCGCGATGGATTCTGGGGCTATGTCGTCATGGCAGGGACGGCAGCACTTGCCCTTGTCGTGGCGATCGACGTGGCGATCAATGACTGGCTGCCGGACCGATACGTATTTCATTGGGCGCAGAGCCGCCGGCACTGGCTTTATGTGACCACGGCGGCCTGCTACGTGACGCCCATATTCGCGGCGAGCGCGTATTTCATCAACGCAGCGCAAGTGGTTTTTTACGTGGGCATGGCGCTGTTCGGGCTGCTGCTCGGTTATCGGGAAACGCAGGCAAAACGGGAGGTAACGTGCGCCGATTGATTCAATGGGGGTGGGGAGGGTGCGCGTTGCTGTGGGCTGCAGCGGCGTACGCAATGGTTCGACAGACGGAGGCCGCGCTCGCCGACGGGCTGGCAGGGATTCCGGCCGCGTCGCTGGTGCTGGCTGTGTTTCTGGCGTTGATCGGCGGTACGGCCAGCACATTCCAGCGTTTCGCATCGAGCGATCCGCCGGCACGTTCGGCGGCGATCGAGATCGGCAGCGTGATCACAGCATCGATCGTTGCCGGCTTATCCGCGTTCTTTTTTTGCGAGTGGCGGGGGTGGCCAGCGCCACTGACCGCGCTCGCGATCACGTTGGCGAGCTGGGGCGGCAAACGCGTGCTGGATCAGGCCGTCGATGCCGGGCTTCGTCGCATTCAGGGGGAAAGGCAATGACGGAAATCACCAGTCGTATCGCGACCGTGGTCACGGGCCTCGTCGCCGTGGTGCTTGCGATCGCGTGCACCGTGCAGTTCTTCGAGCTGCGCAGTGTCCGATCGGACTACGCGACGGCACAGCAGAAGGCGCAGGCGGACGATCAGTCAATTGGCACGCT